CTTATCTCGCTGATACTGTTCAGCGCAACCATTCCGAACATGACATTGCGCATTTCTTCGTCGAGGCTTGCCGCCTCATAGAGCGAATTAAGCGAGTAAGACTGCACGGCGATGGAACCCGAATCAATATGATCATTCAGCCCGCCGCCTACCTTTTCGAGCAAAATAAAACGCTCCGGCATTGTTGGATAATCTTCCGAAGGAACTTCGGGCAACTCCATAAATACCGGAACGTCAATATGCTCTGTTAAATATTCAAGTACGATCTGTTCTATCATCGTATGCTCTTTTCCAGTGTGTTGTGGTCGAGGTTGTCCGCCATCGCTTCCTCTGTGGCAGTTCCGACCGATACGTTCGCTCGGGTTGTACCAACATAAACGCTGTAGCCGTCTCCAGCACGCTCTGCGACCTGCCCGGCAAACTCTACAAGCACGTCTTGCATCTCTTGGGATTGCATGAGTTCGCGGACGCCGTCACGATTGAGCGTAAATTTGAAATCACTCATACTTTTCCACCATCACGTTCTTGCCCCACTGCAGCGGAACTAGTTCCGACTGACCGATCGCAGGATATCCGAACGTGCGGTATTTGCCTGCAGGGAAATCAGCCGGAAGCTCGACGCGCCTGTCCGTCCATACATGGGTATCGCCTTTAGGGATCCCCAGAGTGTATGCCGCACGCTTTCCGGTAAGATTCAGCGTATCAACAATTTCCTGCGGAGTAGGCGAGCCGATCAGGACGTTCTCGACAGTTATTGGCGTCTCTGTATAGATTGGATGGTTGAAATCATCCACTCCCGCCTTTACCTTGTCATATAAAACTATGCTTCGTCCTGTGAGCCGTCCCATATCTCATAAACTCCTATCCGCTGACGCCTTAATCCGAGCCGCTTTAAGTCATTCCGCATGATTGCGCCGGAGATGCCGCCTCCAGGAACAGCATATGTACCGGACCATGAATAGCCAAGCCCGCTCTGCGACTCCTGCGACATCGGCTCACCATCCATCGACTGCCTCATAACACGTGCAACGACGTCAACTGTAACGATCTTTACTACGCTTGCATATGCAGGATTGGCGTCAATCATTTCGTCGAGGTTTTTGCCGACTGCGTGTGCTTCCATCCTGAGAGCATCGGAAACAAGTGGTAAAAGCGCCTCAACACGTTCGGATTCTTCCGCAGAATATTCTTTACCGGATAGCGTGGCCACATCTGTAAGCGTAGCAAAATCACTCATCTTTTCGCGGTTCCTTTCTTAACGGGCTTTTTACTGGGAGCCTTTACCGGTTCCCAGTTTTTACCCGTGATCTCGCTGTTTGTGGCGATAATTACGCCTGTTTTTTTATTCCGGTATTCCTTCATTAGGTTGTGGTTACCTTAACGCGTGCGAAGTGATCAGCCGCAAGGATGCCCCAGCCGATATAAGCCTCAGCGCGCAGGCATACTTCGTTGTATCTCTTCAGGTCGCGGGAACGGCCATCGGGGTCGCCGTACTGGATAACCTCGAGCGGGATGTTGGCTGCATAGCCCCACTTGAAAGCGTTCTGGAAGTCGCCGACATAGACGTGAGGGGTTGTCGTAGCGGCTGCTGCCTTCATAGGGACAGTAGAGTTGACATCGGATCCCATGCCGTAGAAGCTGTCGGGGTTCTGGCCGAAACGGAACTCAGGATACTGAACCACACCATTTACTTTGATTGCGGAAAGAGCCGCGCCAGCATCGGGAGACATAGCAATACCGGTGACAATACCGCCGTCAGCATGAACAGCCGCGATAGCTGCGTCGATGTTGTCATCTACGGAAGCTGCAACATAGTTCACATCGTTTCCGGTGCAGAGACCGTCAAAGCTGTTTGTGGACTGGAATGTAGCTGCTGACAGATCAGCGGGATTGAGCCCATGCAGGGCCGCGATGTCGAGGCCGCGGGCGATCTTCTTGGCGAAGCCATCAGCAAAAGCCTGAAGGGTGCCGATTCTTGCTTCATCAGAAGCACGAAGGAACTCATCAGATACACGCGCCTGATAGACGAACTTGATCGGGCGGATCACGACGGGAGTGGCAGAAGCAGTAGCAGCGGGCTTCGCGCCACCTTCGCCAACGATGGATGCCTCAGAATCGAGGTTGAATACGAATTCTGTGATTCCGTTGAACGGGATCGGAGTCTGCGCGGACAGTTTCGCCAGGGAAGAATATCCACGGACTTTGCTGAACATCTCAGAAGCGATCTGAGTAGGGAAATTTGTAGATGCATTAAGTGTAGATGCAGGCATTTTAATCCTCCTTATTGGTTGTTGAGCGCCGCTGACAGTGAAGACCATGCGGCTGACTCATTGTTTTTGACGTTAGGCTCGGAAGATCCGAGCGGTGCGATCGGCTTTGTATTACCAATCAGCTTGACCATTGATTCAGCATCAGCCCGGATGGCCTTTTCATCATCGCCGGTGAGTCGGGATGCCATCTGATAAGGAAGCCCCATCTCCAGAGCCACGCGGGTTTTTACCGAGTCCGTCTCGTATCCGTGGATCTTTGCCTTGAGGTCTGCGACATCAGCATCATGTTTGCTGATTGCCTCTGCTTGCTTCTGGACCTGCGCCGTGAGTTGCACGTTCTGTTTCTTAATATCGTCATAGTCGGCATATTTCTCCGCCGCCTGACGCTCTGCACGCTTCACTCTCTCGCCGATCACTTTGTCGAGCTGTTCCTGAGTCTCAATAGGTGTAAATTCGTTCGCCATATTAATTTTTTCCTTTCCCGATTTCCGGTCGGTATCCGTAAATGAGTATTAAAAAAGCACCGCCGAAACGATGCCTTAATAACTGATATGTTGTTTTACTTTTTCTGCCTTAGTTTCCGAGCATATCCATGTTGCCAGGATCATGCTGTCGAGCAGCGCAATGTCGGCTCCGTCTTTCATGGATTTATATCCGAGTCCGCCGTTCGACCCGATTTTTCGCCGTTCGCAATTGGTAACGACCTGAGTAACTGCCGACTGCTTCATGTGCTGGAATGTGCCGTTTTCCATCGCCATGTCAAAAACCGAATTGGCTTTGATGATCTGTGATACAGTTACGGCTTCGATGCGCTTAATGCGTTCGGCCTTCGCCGCATCCATCAGCACATCCACTCCGTTTTTGCCGTCCACTACTGCCTTCCGGTAGTCGGCTTTGGCAAGGAACTGCACAATCCATTGGATTCCATTCCTTATTGGCTTGCACCCAACGACTTCCGAGAATATCTTTCCGTCTGCGGTCCGTGCGGCGACTGCCAGCGCAACATTTTCGCCGTCGATTCCGAATTTGATTCCAACAAACAACTGACCAGTGAGTTTCGGAAGCTTCGGGAGCTCAAGCGCTTCCCATTCATTTCGACTGATTGCTGACCGCTGATTGTATTTAATCCACAGGCCCAAGCGCTGGATGTTGAAATCGGTCTTGTCATCGCCTATTTCCGAGCGGATTGTCCTCTCTTTAAGCACGGTTCCGAGCGATGGGTTCGTTTCGTACCACAGGTCTACGTCATTAGCGTCAGACATTTCCGGCACTGACCATTCAGCCCAGCCGGAAGCATATGATTCTTTTTGCAGAACTGTCTTTCGGAAGTTAGGGAATACCGTGCCCGCGCTGATTGCCGTCGGCGGAGTACCGAACATGATTGTTTGCGGGTTCGCCGAGTCCGTAACAACGTATTTAAGCGCCGTTTCCTGTTCGGGTGTGTATTCCTGTGCCTCGTCGATGATTAACGTGTCGTAGCCTTCACCAAGGCCGCCTGTTGACGTTCTGGTGCGAAACTCTATCACGCTGTCGTCTGTATACAGGTGCTCTTTGCCGAATGCCCGGAACGACGACACAATCGCGATATCGCATTTCGCACATAATCGACTCAGGCGCTCCCAGATAGAATGTGCGGTGCTCGCCCTGTGCGCCGTATAAAGGATCCGCTCGCCATTTTTCAGCCCCCAGATACATCTCGCAAGGGCCATCTCCGACTTGCCATTGCGTCGCGGTACACTGTACCCGAATTTCTGATGAACCCATAAGCCGTCGTCGTCCACGGCCATGATGTCGTAGGTGAGAGCCTCCTGCCACGGAAGCGCGTCCTTTTCGGACTTGTTATACAACTCAATGGCTTCAGCACCTTTCGTGTCTTTATAAGGCAGAACTACGGACACCGTTGGGGATTGTCTCCCAACTCTGTCCATGTCATTCCTCCTTGTGCTCTGCGGGATCTTTGTTGCGCGGGGTCATATGCTCAGAACTCATTCCAGCCTCCTGCACGATTCTGCCATGTGTGAGTCTTGCCGACGTGATACTCTATCATGCAACCACAGCCCGGATGCCGTTCAAATGCTCCAGCGTGGTATGCTTCCGCGTAATTGTCCCAGTCGCCCTCACGGTCCATGCACCACTGGCACACGTCCTTGCCGCCATGCAGGCCGACATCATCATAAGTGCGCGTGATATGTACCGCGAGCCCCATGTTCGTAGCCGCTGCAGCATTGATACGGAGAGTCTCGTCAACCACTCCAAGCGAATTGTTCTTAACAAGATTCCGCAGGTAGTCGTCAGTGATCTCTTCGGATTCCGTAACGACCGTAGCCAATCCGCGCGCCTTATCAGCGTTGAATTCGGGAGTAAGCGCCTTAAGTCCGACGCCCGCCTTCCGATACATGTCGTTTTGCGCCCGCGCACATACTCTAACGACTTCTTCGTGGTTCTTCTTCATAACGGCCGTGAAGATCTGCACTGCTTCTTCGCGGGTGATATTCGCAGGATCACCCATATGGAGTTTTAAGACTTCAAAGACCAAATCGGCGGCTTTGTCTGCGAACTCATGCGCATCTTTATAACTCCATGCTTTTTCAGCGAGAGCATTGAGCCGCACATTCTTTCGCAGCAGCCTTCCGTATGTCCCTATTATCTGATTTGCATCTGCCATATCAAATACCCGTCAGTTCTCTGAGCTTTTCTTCCGTGAAGTAATCAGGATACGCCATCTGGATCTTCTGCACTGCGTCGCCGATCCCAGACAGTGCCGTGATGTCAGGCTCGAAGATCGGACCCCAGTTCTGTGTGGTCTGTGTCAGCTGATTACGCTTGTATGGATAATTGTCACGCACACAGGCTGCCAGGTATCCCGCATTAAGGAAGCCAACGCCGAACGTCCTCTGTGCCTTCCGCGCGGTGAGCCTTAACGACTCATGCGCCGCCCTGATCGCTTCACTGCTTGAAGGATTCGCAGACGGGAAACCGAGATCGTCAAGTGTCAGCCCCGTTTCTCCGGCAAACAGCCCAGCGAACACTCTCAGCTGATCCATGTGAGGAGTCTGCGCCGCCGCTTGGAACTGTCCGACTACAGGTTTGTCCCCATCGTCATCCTTGTCGATTCGAAGCATTGACGACATCGTGGCGCGCCATTTCTCCATCTGTTCCGCATTGGAATCCATGCCTAGGATGTACTTCTGCGGAAAGCTGTAAAACTCTGCAGCAATCTCGGAGCGCTTCACAGTACGCATCGCGCCATCCACGATCGACATGCACGCGCGGCTGATGCGGGAATGCCCGAACGGCCTTGTAGCATCAGGACGATAGATCACCGGGACAAGTAGAGGATAAGGAGCGTAATTTTTAACCACATACGGCTCTTTGCCTTTTTCGTAGTAAGTTGTTTTGCCTGCTACGAAGTATGCCTCAGTAATCGGCTGGTCGTACTCGTCAAACTCCAGGATCGCATAACCCTCTTTGAGCATATTGGTCACGGGGTCAAGAATGCCGGTCGCATGTCTGCCGTCGATCACCCTCATAAGCGGGAAATTGTCTTCTCCGGCAACAATATAAATGAATGAGCAAGAGCCGATCAGCGCGCCGAGTATCGCAGAATCGGGCATGATGTCCTGATTGTTCATCACATAGATGTCATTCAGACCATACGCATCATTCCCGAAGCCCTGGAACGTTAGACGGTCTGCCAGCGCATCGACCGATTTTCCACACCAGCCAAGCACGTTCATTACGTCGCGGAGCGCCGGCGGGGTACTGATCCCGAAGTCTCTGGCGGCGTGCTTCATGTCATAAAAGCTATATCTGAGCATGACACGGCCCTTTTTCGCTATTAACTTATTCCTGAGATATTCAATACCCTTGTAAGACATAATCTATAAACTCCAATAACTAAAACGTCTGTACCGTGTGAATTTCTGTGCA